AAAGACAGGTTCTTTATCATATGATATCGAGGTGGCTCTAGCAGGTTATGGTAAAAAAGACATAACAGTAAATTTTGAGGACAATGTTCTTAAAATCGAATCAGTAAAAAGTAAAGAAGAAAAAGAAGTAGAAGACAATGATGGTGTATTACACAAAGGCATTGCAAAAAGAAGCTTCGTAAAATCTTTTACAATAGCTGATGATGTCGAGGTAAAAGGTGCTGAACTTAAAGATGGTTTATTAAAAGTATCTTTAGAAAAAATAGTACCAGACCATAAAAAAGCAAGAACTATAAGTATTAAATAGTTTTTAAAATAAATTGTGGAGGGAGGCTTGACTTTCCTCCACAATAACTATATAATGATGTATAAATAATAATAAGATGGATTTTGTCCTCATGGGATAAAGTTTGTCGTAATCTAATAAGAGGAAAAAATGATTATAGTAACTAAAAATATAAGCTCAGAATCCTTTGAGCGACCTATACCAGACTTCTCAAATGTCGGTGTAAAAATAAACAAAAAAACAATCAAACTAAAATTATCAAAAGTTTTAATTAACGATAAAGATGGCAATACTGCTAGACAGCATGGTACATCTGAAAGTGATATTGAAAGTTTAAAACACTCAATAGCAAAAGGTTGGGATACAACTGAATATTTACCTTGTGTATATAAAAATCCTGAATCTAATAGTGATTATTCACACATACTAGCTTACGGATATAATAGAGCAAATGCTTTAGAATTATTATATGGTAAAGACTTTGAAATGGTATTTGATGTTGTTGAATGTACAGATAGTGAACTTTTAGATATTAGAACTATGGAAAACGAAGGTTTACCAAAAGTAACTAATAAAGAAATAGATATTGTGAAAACAATCATGTTAAAAATAAATGATTTTGGTCTTAAAAAAGACGAGGATGTTATCAGAGACCATTTAGATAAAATTTGTCCGTTTAGAAGTAAAGAATCAAAAGACAGTATTGTAAGACAGGTCGAAAATCTAGCCGCTTTAGATACTGCCGTTTACGAATGGAATGGAGCAAAAGCAGAAAGATGGTCTAAAGATGATTCGGCAACTAAGTACAATTTTAATGGTGAGTTAACAGGCTATGTTAAAGATAAAAAACCTGGTGTACATACATTTATGTGTAAACAAGGTAGTGCTTATAGAACTTATCATAGAATGATTAGTAAATATTTAGATACTGGTAAAGATTGTCAGGTGATATTTCATGTATCAAGACCTACTAAAAAGTCATCTATCAAGGCAAAAAGAGAAAGAACTTTAGCTGACTGGAATGAGGGTATACAAAGACTAAAAGATTTAGGTTGTAAAACTCAATTTATGAAAGTGGCTGGTTTCTTACCACAAGAAAAAGGTGTCGATAATTGGTCAAAACTAGTACAGGTAAAATAAAAATAATGAGTGCCGAAGGAGGCTTGACTTTCTTTGGCACTTATAGTATTATAGATAATGCGGATGTCGTATAAAAGTATTATACTTGATTTCCAATCAGGTGAAGGTGGCGCAATACCATCCATCCGCTCCAAATTAATTCTTAATAAGAGTATATTATGAAACACAAAGTACCAAATGTAAAATTTAGAGTTAGAGAACTTGGAGAATGGGTTACTAAAACAAGTGATGATTATTTTAAAGGCAAAAGAGTAGTAGTATTTGGATTGCCAGGTGCATTTACACCAACTTGTTCTAGCAAACAATTACCAGGTTATGAAACTAACTACAACAATATTAAGGAAAGAGGCATTGACGAAGTATATTGTATATCAGTTAATGATTCTTTCGTTATGAATGCTTGGGCTGAAAAGGAACATATTGTAAATTGCAAGATGATACCAGACGGCACAGGCGAGTTTTCAAGATTAATGGGAATGCTTGTTCAAAAAAATGACAAGGGTTTCGGTCAAAGGTCTTGGAGATATTCTATGGTGGTAAATGATGGTGTTATTGAAGCCATCTTTGAAGAGCCAGGCAAATGTGATAACTTAACATCTGACCCTTACGGCGAATCATCACCAGAGTTTATGATGAAATATTTGACCAATTAAATTATAGGAGAAAGTATATTATGAATCTATCGAGTGATACAGTTGCTGTATTAAAAAATTTCTCTGATATTAACCAGAATATTCTAGTTAAACCAGGAAATAAAGTACAGACAATTAGCACTATGAAAAACATTTTGGCAGAAGCTGAAGTGAAAGAACAATTTGATAGCGAGTTTGCTATCTATGATTTACCAGAGTTTTTAAGGTCTATTGATTTATTCAGTAAACCTAGTTTAGAACTTAATGGTGGGTCTTATGTAAAGATAGCTGAAGAAAACTCAAAGCAAAATATTAAATATTTCTTTGCTGATAAATCAGTTATTGTTGCACCAACAAAAACAATCACCATGCCAGATACTTTTGTATCTTTTACATTTAAAAAAGATGACTTTCATAAAGTTATGAAGGCTGCTACTACATTAAATTTACCAGATGTTGCAGTAATTGGTGATGGTAGCACAATTAAAATGGTTGCTACCGATAAGAAGAACAAATCTTCAAATGAGTATTCAATTGATGTAGGTCAATCTGATAAAACATTTAATGCTTATTTCAAAGTAGAAAACTTTAAAATGATTAGTGATGATTATGATGTTGCTATATCTTCACAAAAGATAAGTCATTTTATAAATAGGCACAAAAAGGTTCAATATTGGATTGCACTAGAGCCTGATAGTGAATTTTAAATTATGAGGAATATATTATGTCAGATTACTTATGGGTTGAAAAATATCGCCCAAAGAAAATTGAAGATTGTATCTTATCACAAGATATAAAAGAAACATTTAGTCAGTTTCTAAAACAAAAAGAAATACCTAATCTACTTTTATCAGGTACAGCCGGCACAGGTAAAACTACCGTTGCTCGTGCTTTATGTGAGGAGTTAGGTGCTGACTATATTATAATCAATGGGTCAGACGAAGGCCGTCAAATAGATACATTACGAAACAAGATTAAGAATTTTGCTAGTACAGTATCACTTACCGAAACATCCAATCACAAAGTTGTAATTATAGACGAGGCAGATTATATGAATGCTGATAGTGTTCAACCTGCTTTGCGTAATTTTATTGAAACATTTTACAATAATTGTAGATTTATATTTACTTGTAATTATAGAAATAAGATTATACCAGCATTACATAGTAGGTGTACGGTCATTGATTTCACAATTAAAAACGGTCAAAAGGTAAAAACCGCCAAACTTTTCATGCAGAGAATGTCCCTTCTCCTTAAATCTGAAAACATAGATTTTGATAAAAAAGTTTTGGCTGAACTTATACAGAAATATTATCCTGATTTTCGTAGAACTATAAATGAACTTCAAAGATATTCTGTAAGAGGTAAAATAGATAGTGGTATATTGTTTAGTTTATCAGAGGCAAACAATAAAGAATTAGTACAAACTTTAAAAGGTAAAAAATTTAATGATATGAGAAAATGGGTTGTTAATAATATTGACAAAGAACCTGCTTCTCTATTCAGAGGTATTTACGATATTCTTTATGAGGCATTAGATACTAAATCAGTACCACAAGCTATATTAATTATAGCTGGTTATCAGTATAAATCGGCATTTGTGGCAGACCAAGAAATAAATATGGTTGCCTGTTTAACTGAAATCATGGCCAGTTGTAAATTTAAATAGTGATAAGCGGGTGTAGCTCAGTAGTAGAGCAATTCGTTGCCAACGAATAGGTCGCAGGTGCGAATCCTGTCACCCGCTCCAATAATATTATGATTACGATAGTAGAAAATTTTATTAGTAAACAAGAATGTAAAAAATTTATAAAAATGGTAAGTCATTTGAAATTACCAGATGACGCTGATTTTGAAAATGAATATAAACCTTATTGGGAATATCGGTTAAAAGATATAACTAATAATTCTATCGTTGGTAAAGTTAGTAATTACTTTAAAAAACATTTAAATCATAATTTAATAATAAATCAGGCACAGATACAAGTATGGATTCCAGGCTCTTATAGTATATTACATACGCATGATGAAGACGGTAGAGGTAGAAAAGACACATATTGGAATTCATTAATATATTTAAATGATGTAGATGATGGTGGTGAATTTTATACAGAAAATGGAATAACTATTAGACCTAGAGCCGGCACATTAACTTTATTTGACGGTAAAAATGTTAAGCATGGTCTAAAAGAAGTAAAAAACAATAATAGATATACTATTATATTATGGTGGAAATGATATGTATGAATTAAAAGATTATTTAAATGCTATAAATTTTGATAAGAAACCCTTGTTAGATACTGAGGACCTAACATGGGAAAAGAAATATCCTCCCTACATTGTTAATAAATGTTTGTCA